TTAAATCTTTTTGCCTCAGCACTCGAATTTTTTGTTGATTCATTGAATAAATCTTGTTGCCTCCTTGCCTCTGCTGCTCCACTTGCAATGTCATAAAACGCAACCGCCAATTCTAACAATGCAGAAATAGCCAATCCCAAGCCAATCCCTTTCATTGCTTTTCCCATGCCTTGAATACCCTTGACTGAGGATTTTGCACCTTTTCCAATCTCTTTAAACGCAGAACCAACACCGCCCAACTTAGTTACGAACTCGGATAACTTCATTGCTTTCATTGCAAGTTTAAACCCAACAAAGGCTTTTATACCCATCCCAACCCAAAAAACAATTGATTCAAAATTATCAGCAAGAAATACAATAACCTTTCTTAATTTATCTCCAGCACCTCCAGCCTCATTCATTCTTAAAATGAAACCCTCCCATGCACTCGTTAACAACTTAATAGCACCGCCCAAAGTAGCCCTTTGAGTTTCTGCCATTTTCTTAGCAGCATCATCAGAGTCTAATAACTTATCTTTTAGGCTTTCAACTGCCTCACCATTTTCCGCAAGGATAACACCTAATGTTGCCCCACGTTTTCCAAATAGTTTGAATGATTCTGCCGTTTTATCACTTGCACCGTTGACTTGTTCTAATGCCTCATTGAATGAAAGCCCGTTCTTTTTGGCATCTAAGAACATATTTCTTAAACCCGTACCAGCAGAACTAGCATCTATTCCCCTATCCGTTAAAGTTCCTAATAATGCCGTTGTTTGTTCAATAGAAAACCCAGCATTTTTTGCTACGGGAGCAACCGCACTCATTGCCGTTGCGAATTTCTCCATATCCAAAGAAGATGAACTAAACGATTTAGCCATTACATCAACAACTCTTTGTGTATCTGTTGCAGCTAGTCCAAACCCTCGAATTGTTGCACCTGTAACCTCAGCAGCACGCCCCAAATCAGTACCCGTTGCCTCAGCTAATAATAATGTTGCCTCTGTAACGTTCTCAATTTCCGACATTGAGAAACCAAGTTTTGCGTATTCCTTTTGAAGTTCTGCAACTTGTGAGGCTGTAAACGTAGTTGTTGCGCCTAACTCTTTTGCTTGGTCGGTTAACGCTTTCATCTGATCAACGTTAACACCTAAAACAGCAGCTAAATTTGCTTGACCTTGTTCAAAGTCTTTAACAATGTTGAATGAGTTTTTAAGTATTTGGAAAACACCCATTCCTAAACCTAATTGAACTAAGCCACTTCTAAGCCCACTAATTGCCTTTGAGTATCTACCTATTCCAATCTTTTGTTTCCCTAACTTTGAAGCGTTCTTTTCGAGTATCTTATTGTTTCGGTCAAGTTGAGCGTTAAGGTTTTTAATTGCCTGTTGCCCTTTCTTAGTTGAAAAGTTTACCTTATCCTTTGCTATCTTAATAGCTGCATTTCTTGCTCTTAATTTCTCTAATGTATTTATTTGTTTATCACCTAACGCGATTTCAGTTTTAATTGCTTTGTTTTGTTCACTTCTTAAACGTGCTAACTTTGCCTTTTCAGTAAGTAAACTCTTATCAATAGCTAGTCTATTTTTTGCGTTTGCGTTTGATTGAACCGTTAAAGCGTTAAACTCCTGGATTGATTTGACATCTTTAGGCTTTACAGTTGAAAAACCTTTTTTAAGTTTCTTACCCGTTTCTTCAACCGCCTTTAATGACAATTTAAACAAATCAACATTCTTTGTTGTTGTTTCTAACTCTTTGTTAAAGTCTTTTAATATACCATCAGCAACAATGTCACCCTTTTCAATTCTACCTTTAGCCATTATTTTTCTGCTTTAATGTATCAATTTCTAACTTAAAATCCCTCATTAAGTACATGAACTCGTTTGTACTCACTTCTTTTTGGTTTATTCTATACCCTTGCCACTTAGAAATAGCGTTTATTGCACTATTCAAATCTCCGTCAACGGGGCGTTCAACTAATTCTTGGACTTGATCCGTTAAATGTCTAATCTTATTTTGAAGAAAATTATCCCCACTAATTGCGAAATCATTTTGTACTAACGCTAAATCCATTTTTAAATCCAAAATAATCTCATAGTCCTCACTTAAACCAAATTCACTATAATATGTATCTAATACTATATCCCACGCCTTAGAATCGTTTATTTCATCCCCTACGGTTTTATCTATACGTAAATATGAAACGTCGTTTTTGTCATTGACCATTCGCCAATTATGTAACGGTAAGTTTTCAGTATCTAAATAGTAACCTTTCATGATGCTATCCTATCTCTTAAATATTCTCTATAATTATTCGTTAAAAGTTCTCTTAACAAACCTGTGTTTTCCTCAGTCAATCCTAGTATCTCTTTACGGTACTTTTTAGCTAAATCAGTATCATCTTTTTGAGTGTCTGCAATTATGTCAATTCCACTATTATCTACTTTCACAACAAACGACTGATAAAATTCGCCCGTATCTTTTAAGGTGATATGCCCAGCCTGTTTACCGTAAACGTTTATTGAGGTGTTAGAATAATCAGGCAAACTAGAACCATCTGAGCGAATACCATCATCAAACAACTGATCCTGTGTATTCAAACGGATGATTTCAAATTGAGCATCTCTATTGACCACCTCAAACCAAATGGCATTTTCATCCACTTTTAAACTCTCAATTTTTGATGTTAAACCCTCTAGCATATATTTCAAACAAAAAAAATGCTACCCTTTCAGATAACATTTCCAATAAAAACCATTTATTAACCTAAATTATTCACTTACGAATACTCAAATATAAGGATTATTTTAATATAAATGAGTAATCCTTGCAACTTGTCCATGCTTCTTAGAATGTATGAACGCCTCAACAGCGCAAAACGTGTGTTTAAATCCTTTAATATCGTGCCATGAGTCGGACGGGCTGGGACTTCTTAACGTTTCAACGCTTACAGAAATATAGTCTTTACTTTTTTTATGGTGTAAATGGTGAGTGTAAAAATATCTATACTCAGCAAATCCCCAATTCTCTTTGGATTCAATACTCATTAAAGAGCCTAAATCAATTTCTTTTGCACCGTCCCCATGAGTAAACCCTAAAAGATTTGTCCCGTAGGTTGTGTATTTTCTATGCGCTATTGAGCAGTTAAAACTAACATTCTTTGACAATCTAAAATGTGCCTCAATGGTTTGTGCTAAGAAAAAACCGCTTTGATAGTCATGATTAGACGGGCAAAATATTGTTAAAACGTCAGCAACTTGCATAAGCATTTCGATAATATCAACGTATAATTGTTTTGCAGTTAGAAAATTATCATACCACATACCATCAGTATCTTGAGCCGTTCCGTTTTTTGTTTCTCTTTTGGTGTTATCGGTGTGTAAAATATCGTTACCAGCAACAAAAATAATCTTATCTATGTTGAAACCGTTAGATTTATCGAGTAAGCCTTTCACACCGTCTAAGACTCTTTTAACTGCAATGTTCTGATTATACTCCGTTCCCGTTTCATATACTGTGCAAAGTTTTCCAATGTGAATATCTGCTGGATCAACAATAAGCAAATGCCCCTCTTTTGATTTCTTTCGTTTTATTGTTGGGTATTTTGGCGAATAGTTTTTTAACTCATCAATGATTTCTTTTTGTACTAATTCAAAGCCTATTGCCTCAGGTGTTTTAAAACTAGGGTTTTTAGCGAATAAACTAGACTCTTTAGATTTAAACCATCCATGTTTTACGCTTGTAGGGTCTAATCCTTGCTCAACTGAGGCGTTATAGAACTTCCTATAATTGTCAACTATCTCAGCCTCATCCTTATGTAATCTGTAACGTGGGTTTATCTCATCCTTAGAATCTCTAATGTTAAGTTTTTTTCTGTTGCTCATGGTTTTGTTTTGTTAAATATACAAAAAACCCCCAACATTACTGTTGAGGGCTTAACTTTTAGAAATTAGAATTAATCTTTCTTTCTGTTTGGCTTACTTAAACCGTTCGCTTGTTTCCAAACGTTTATCAATCTATTGGTGTCAGAATGAGCATGAACACGTACAAAATACTCTTGAGTTATGGTCTTTAAGTATTCGATACTAAATCGCTCTTCGTTCTTTCCGCTACCTACTTTGATATGAGTTTTCTTACTCATTACGAAGCAATAGTAGTTGTTGTTGCTACGTCATAACCCGTTGCAGTACAAACCGATTGAATTGTATTCGTTGCCGTCATTGCTGGAACTGTAAATAAATACGTTCCCGCTGGACTTTCAACAGGCTCACCCGTTGGAGTAATAACCGCTGGAGTTCCATCAGGGTCATCCGTGATTACAAAGTTAGCAAGTAATAACCCCTCAATTGCCGTTCTGTTATTAGCAGTACCAAACCCCTCGTAAACATCTATTGAAATAGTTGTGTTTGATGGTGTTGGATTAACAGCCGTTTGGAATCCTGATACTAATGCAGAAAATGAAGTTGACTTAACCCCACCTGATGCAATCATTTCAGCCCCCGTAATAACGTAAGAGTTTTCAATACAAACATCTCTGTCGATATCAAAAGAAACCATTGTTTTAGCTTTTGCTCCTGGTACTGCAAACGAATAATAAGAATCAATTGTTTCCTTACTAATCTTGTAACCATAAAGTGTTCCAGAATTTACAGAGTCTTTAGTTCCCCAAAGGTTTCCATCTGTTGTTGCAACATACATTGTGATATTGATACAACCCATCTTTTTGAACTCTCTAAAGATTTGAAAAACTCCATCAACTCCGTAGTACTCCATAAGGAATGTATAAATATCACCCTCACCAGCTAATTTAAATCTATCACCATTTGCAGTAGTTTCATAAGCCGTATCAGTTCTCGTAACTGTTGGGTTCTGTACTCTTACAGTAGGAAACAATCTTGATTCCACTGCCGTACTTGCTAGAATCTTCGCAACAATATCAGCCCCAACCGTTGCAGATGTTACATCAATTCCATTCTTTGCTCCTGATGCATCGAACTCATATTCGAATACAGGAAACGCCATTGGGCGCATTTCTATCGTGCAACCTGAATCACCTAAATTAATAGATGCTGGTGATCCACACACGCAATTATTAGCACTCATATTTTTTTGCTCTTTCGAGGCTTATTAAATTATTTAACAACATTCATCTGCCCTATTAATTGGGAGGGTTAAGCGTAATTCAACGCCCGTTAGATTCCCATCAATTATATTTGCCTCCATTCCTGAGGATGTTTCTTTTCCGAACTTTGTAAAGTTTTTAGTCTTAAATGATAATTCATCAGAAAAGAACAAAGGCTCTCTTTTGATAGTATCAACAAATTCCTCAACCATATTATACAACGCCCTCAATCGGTTATTATGTGTGTCCATCGTTTGCCATTGATTAATATCGTTAGAATCTAAAAACACCATTAAAATATCGCTTTCACGTTCTAGGGTATCTTGATCACTCTTAAAATCTTCATCATTTGGCTCAACTAACCACGCAAAAGGGACTTTCTGCCGTTGGTCATTACTAAAACTTTTCCATTCTTTGTTGGTACTTATTGGCGTACCTGTAAAGAAATAAGGATTATTCAAAGTTATGACTGTTCCAGCAAAGGTATAAGCCCCGTTAGGCGTAATTGTGATAGTCTTTAACACGTAATCAACTGCCGTTACCGTGTATGTTTGTGCTAGTGAATCAGTTAAAACCGTTCCAACTCTAGCCCATTTAACACCGCAAACGGTTAAAACATTACCATTAACCAAACGGACTGTACTATTACAATCCATTTGGTCAATAATATCCTCTTCAATTATGTAAACTATATCTCTCAAAATACTTGTAAATTTTGCGGTGCATATCCTAAAAACGTAGGGTAAACGCTACTGTTTTCTAACACATAACATTGAATTGCTTTGTAAGTTTCTACTGATTCCATCCAACGGCTTTGAACATTTGACTTAAATGCACTCGCTTTATCTGAATTTTCACCCTTTGAAATAACATTTCCATTCTCTGTTACTTGCGTATTTATATCCCTAGAATAGTAAAAGTATATCATGCCCGTAAGCATATCAACAACCCCTCTACTGTCTAGGATTTGACCGCTCGACAATTGCACCGTAAACGCATCTCTAAGTGTTTCATAAATCGGATCAGCACCAGCAATTCCTGTAGCATATAAATCGTATAATTCCTTACCCAACAATTCAATGAGGGTGATAGTTTCATATCTGTCAATATATGCCGTTAGTTTTGCGGTGTTGAAATCCGTTAAAGTCAATTCAAACTTATTAATAAAATCCGTTGTTGTTACAATTGCCATTACTTATATTTTTTTACCTAATCCTTTAGACTCAAGAATTTCAGCAACATTTTCTGAAACAATATAAACCTCATCTTTGATTAGCCTTTTGTGATTCTTTGACGCTTTAAAAGAAACCTCTTTAGTAGATTGAGAAACAATAATGCCCTCAACTTTCTTAATCACTTTCTTTTTGCTTTCTTTCTTTTCCATCTTTTAGATTAGTTTAATAATTAAGCAGTTTCAAGAGCCGCGTTAGTTGTTGCGAATGTTCCTTTAACAAATGCAGTAACATCATTGTTCTCAATGATAACCTCACCTCTCCACTCAGCAATGATTGTTCTCATGTTCTTAGTGAAATCGTTTCCGTCAGTTCCAACATCAACCATAATACCACCTTTCTCAGCAATTAATGATTTAGACAAATCACCGATTAAGAAAGTTCCAGCAGTCATTGCAGTAGTTTCAACAATTGGCATTCCATCTAAAGATAAAGAACTACCAACTTGCATCAATCTAGTAACATAACGGTTATCAGTTGCAGTTGCCAATACCTTAACCATTTTCAATGCCGTAACATCAGAAGGGTGTAAGAATATTGTTAAACCTCCCATGTGGTTTGCAATCTTAATCTGATTAGCAGCAACCACCAATGAATCAACATCGTTTGCATTATCAACAGCAAGTGCGAAAGTTCCAGCAGCAAAAGTTGTTGCCTGAGTATAAAGACCGTTCAAGTCTGTACCTGTTCCACCACCAACTAAAACCTGAGAATCAATTCTAAGGAATAAACGAACAATCAACTTGTTACGTAACCATGCAGACATGAAAGAAACATCATCCAACATTTCAGTAGATACCTTGAAATAAGCAGTTTGTTTAAGTAAAGAAACAGATGTAACAACAAAGTTATTATCAATTTGGTTCTTACTTGCACCCTCAGCAGTTCCAGCAGCAGCACCCTCTTGTCCTGATTCATAAACCCAATCAACTGTGTTACCAGCAACTTGCAATTTAGGTACACGTGCATAAGCCTGTGCAGCTCTTTCAGCAATATCATTAACACCCTCTAATCTTTGTGCTTGTGGCATATTACCACCTGATAAATTAGCTGCGAAAGTCATATCTCCAACAGCCTTATTTACTGTAAAGTTGAAATCATGTCTTTTTTCTTTAGCCTGTGAGAAATCCTCAGAATGTTGCTTTAACATTGCTTCGATAGAACCCTCAGCATCCATTACAGAATTTGCAGAAATACTACCCTCACGCAATTTTGACATAATCAAACCTTGCTCCCTTACCGCTTCATGTAAAGTTTTAAGAGTATTCTCTTTCATTTCCTTTACTTCTTTTGCTAAGTCATCATGCTTAACATCATCCTTTTCAGACTCTAGCTTTTCAATACGTGCATCTAGTTCCTCTTTCTCGTGCGAAAGTTTAGCAGTATAATAAGCCTGTAAATCAGCGCTCTCCATACCCTCTAAAACTTCTTTTGATTTTACTTCAAATTTCATTCTTTTAATTTTTAATCAATTGTAATAATGTATTCTTTCTTGCCTCCTCATTGAGGACTTCTTTACTCTTTTGATTGTCGTTTGACGAATCGCTTTTATCAATGTCGTTTGACGATTGAATTTCTTTTGGATAAATCATTGGTGTTACATCGTTTGATCCACTTAACACCATGCTACCCTCTTTATATATCTTTGCCTCAGTAACCGCCCAAAAATAACCTTGTTCAATTACATCCTCTTTATTTGCTATTTGTTGAATATACTTTTCCCATACTGCCTTTTCCTCGATGTTATCCTCATCACCTGAGTTAATAGCCAAATCAATTTTAACATACTGCATACGTACTGAATGCTCAATGTCAATTTTCTCATTGATTATTTTCTTTGCGTCTATGTTTGAGTAATCGAAAACGTTTGTTTTAAATATTAACGCCTGAGTAAATCCTGGATAGTCAGCCCCTAAATCAGTCCAAAGAACATCCTTAACCAATACTTCAACATCCTTTGGATAGGCAATTACTTTACCTACTTCCAACTCATGATTGATTAGATAGTGTACTTTACCAACTTGATCAGTAATACTACGATTCCAAATACCATCAAAATGCACATCGTTGTGCGAATCCATGTACTTAGTCGTATTGATAACAGGATAGATAAAACCTTTAGTAAGCCCGTCAATCATCTTTGTAGCCTCAACCTTTTTAAGGTTCATTGATGTAGGAATAGAGTTTTTAACCTCAGCAGTTTTAAGCCCTATCAACTGGCTTTTATTTTTCTTTAACTCCTTAAATAAATCCTCTTTAGTATCAAATGATTTACCTTTAAACTCAACCGCTTTAATTATACTCATTTCGTTATAATATTTAATTTCTTCTTTTCTAAATCCTTTAGTATCTTATCCTTTACCGTTCCATTAGGCATTGATTTAGCTTTATCCTCTATTTTCTTAATGATTTCTTTCATGCCTCAGCAGTTATTGTGGGTGCATTTCCTTGCATTCCAACCGTTACTTGTCCCGTTGTTAATATACCCAAATCAACAATTGACCGTATCTCATCCTCAGTCATAGACTCTAAAACCTTATTTGATAACAATGGCGAAAGACTAGATAAAGCCTGTGCAAGTTCGTTAGTTGTTGCCTTTAATACTTCGATAGATGTTAAATCAATAACGATTGTTTCGTTTACAACCTTTAGTTTTCCACCAATGAATGTTGACAACGCTTTATCTACCTTTTGACCTAATGGAATGTAAACATCTGAGTAAGCTGTTTTCTTTGCTTCTGATACATTGTTATAAGTACTCGACTCATTGTCGTTAAACAGTTGTGATGGTATGCCATACAAACCGCAAAGAATACGTAAACTCGACAATATCCCCTCCAATAGTTTTAAATCCGTTGGACTCATTCCCGTTTGTAAGAATCTCAATCGGGTGTTAGTTACCTTGATTTTATTGTATTTGTCAGAACCTCCAGCACTATCTTGGAAACTGTTTTGCAATTCATTTTGCTCTTTATCAAGCATTGGAACATCAGTATCATTTGTAAGTAATCCAACAATACCACGATTTTTAAATATACTAGCGTCAGCGTTTAACTTTTCTGATGATGATTGCACAACTATCCATCCAGCCTGTAATGGTGAAAGCCCCATTTTAGTATTAGGATCAACAATATTACCGCTTTTAATATGTAACATATCCTCAACCGCAATTGGAATAACATCACTATTTGGATTAGTGTATTTATACACCGTTACTCCAGCAGCATCACAAAGAAACTCAACTTTATCAGTAGGTAAAATAATTGATTCGCCATTACCTAAACCGCTATCAATCCAACGAACAAAACAATTCCCCGTTGTTGATAGGTATTCGTTAATTTCTTCATAGAACTCTAACATACCCTGTTCCATGTTCGGCTTCTCTAAGAACTCTAGTATTTTTGAGTTGTCTATTACATTACCGTTTGAATCTGTCGCAATACGTTTAATTGATGCTGAGGTAAATGCAATCTTTTTGATTATCATATACACTAACGGGTTATCACCGTAAGCCTTTGTATATTCTGTAAATGATTTTTTCCCCGTTAGGTAGTTTAAAACACCATTCAAAACACCAAAATTATTTGATGAAGATGCTAACTGAAACGTGTGATTTTTCGTGGTAACAGCGTTTAACAGTCGCTTGAATATATTCTCTGCCATAAAAATTAGACTTAATTTATTGTAAAAATAAAGAATATTTCGATATAATGGTTAATATATCGGCATTTATTTGCTTAGAATGTTATCAAAGGTATGTATAAACAACGTATCTAATAGCATCCATTGCATCATCATTTAGCTTTACAGGTACATCTAGTATTGAATCTGTTGATGTGTCGGTTTTCCATTTGTACCGATTCAACTCATTTTGTATGTTGATTGAATCCTCATGTACATGAATGTTGAAACCTCCTACTTTTCTGATTCCTGTTAGTACACTTCCTGGCGGTTTCTTTACTCCAAATGCAGACAGCCCACCCTTTACCAATGCGTGAACACTTTTAATTTCGGCACTATCACAAATAATATACGTGCTATTATCAGCAATTTGAGGCTCTTTCAATAGTATTGGTATCAATTGGCTATCAATATCTTTGATTCCTGATTGATAAACAACCTCACGAACATACAAATTACGCCCGTTTGCAATAACCTCAACACACGCTAACGGGTGATTAATTCCCCAATCTAAGCCGTAAAACAAATGATCATACTCCTCAATCTTACCTGTGTACGTTTTCCAATCGGGGTAAATAATATCTTTACCTTTGTAAACCTCACCTTTTCCGTAAATACTCCATTCCCTTTCGTCAGCAGTACCGTTATCAATGTTTTCGGGTGTTGGTTCTTTGCTCTCAATCTCGCTAACTTGCGCCTCATTTAGAAACGGATTATCTAAGTAAGACGAACGGAAAAACTCAACATCCTTACGATTTTCTAACTCATAAACCCAGTGCATAGGTTCGGAGGGGTTACAATCTAACATCCAACCCTCAACACAACGATAATTTAACTGAGTGAATGTATTTTTATAGGTACTTATTGCCTCATTGATATAGAACCTATCGTTTTTTAATCCATGCACTCTCATAGGGTCGTCAATCAACCCGATAAACTCAACGGTGCAAGTCCCAATGGTAGCAATTAACTCTGATTTGTTTAGTGTCATGCTAGGGGCGTGTGCATCATAATCACCGTGACCGTAACACAACGCAATAAAGTCTTTTAAAACCGTTCGTTTAAGGTTCTTTAGTGTGTCCCTTGCTATTACTATGTGTTTTTCGTGGTTGGTATGGCAATAACCTATGTGCCATTGTAGAATAGATATGGTTTTTGTTGATCTTGTGCCTCCTGGCAATACTAATCCTCTAAACTTATCATGGTTATCGTTAATGAATACCCAATTAATAGTCGCTTGAATATCTAAAATACTCATTTAATCAATTGTTAGTTCTTCATTCGTTAAAGCAAAGTAAAGGTTTTGTAATTGGTGGACGTGTTTAATTTCGTTTAAAGGTGTTGTAAAAAAATACCAACGTCTTTGAATGCTATTATATAAAATATCAGTTTTAAAAAATACGCTAAAAGGTGCATTTTTACCTGTGTAGTATGAATCTCTTTTTACTTCATCAAACCCGAACTTTAACAACCATTCTTCTGTTAATGGTATGGGTTGAACCTCACCGTTTTCTATACAAGCACCAAACGAACACCCCGTTTCAACAAAACCATAATTAATACATAAAGCATATTCATCTACCCCATTTACTGTTGCCCATCCTTTAGATATTGTTTCGATTTTAGTTAAATGCTTTTTTTCACTTCTCCATGCATCAGCCATTACTAAATTACCTATTCTTAATTCGTTTGCTTTTATCATTTTGTTTGTTTTTCACTTGTTAGTGTTTATAGTATCTGAGGCACATTGTTACAGTACGTTAAGACAATCATTCATCTAGTTTGTTTCCTATCGTTCCTAAAAGGTGATATAGACAGAATCCTATGAATAATAAAGTACTCAACATTAGCGTTTCTTACCTTTGACTATTGTAACTCTCATTTCACTAGGCGAATCTGTCTTTATTTCTTGCTTATCTGTAAGCCCGTTTAAACGCTGTGTAATCGAGGGGTTGAATATCCCAGCCATACCCCCGTCAATCTGATGGTTACGGATTTCTTTGCGTATATGTGAACAGATAGCCCTATAATCTTGGTAGCGTCCATCGGTATTATCGAAATAATGATGTACATCTGATGCGGTATCAAAGCAATAAACCTCAAAGCCTGACATAGTAAACGGGCGTTGTTTGTCCCTGTAAATCATTACCGCCTCTTTACCAACGTAATCCTGTACTCTTATAGGGTTATCATTGACATCCTTTTTGTATGCCTCCCATAAAGCCTTTAATGCTTCGGGTGTTTTGATTAGTTTAGTTCTTCCCATTTTATGATTGTTTTGGTGGGCTAGGTAATTCCATCCAATGAGTTATACTCTTATCCATTACCCATCCTTTCCCTATAAATTGATAAAACCCATCATCTAACCAATCAGTCATACCTACGAATCCATCAACATCACATGAAATTAATCTACCATCATGCTCAGGCTGATTCATTAAATCGGGTAATCTATCTTTTACTGCTATCCATTCCATATTGTGTTGTTTACTGTTTGTTTATACTCCAAATATCATGCTTACTAACCATCTAACGATTAGTATTATGATTATTCTTACTGTCGCTATTGTTATTTCTTCGGTTCTTAGCCACTCTGTAAAGCCCTTATGATTGGTTTTAGGCATTAGTACCGCAAATATTCTGTCTATCATCCATATTACAAATGCAATAGGCATTAGAATGAATCCTATAATTACTAAGGCTTTCTTTAATATTGTTTTAAACTTTTCCATTTTTTTCGTTTATTGTTTCGTTAAATATAATGCTTTCAGAGCCTCTAAATATAGCTACTATTTTATAATTACAAGTACCCTCAACGATTATTGTATGCGTTCCTTTATCAATCATTTTTGTTGGGTGCTTAAAGGTGAGTTGACTTGATAACATTGGTAAACCCTCTTTTGTATATCCGCTATATAAATCTAATTTAGATTTTTCCATTTTTTCTCTTTTAGTTAGTGAGTTTGAAAACAAGGGTGAGGAAACAACGCCCCACCCTCTAACAAACAAAATAAAAACACAGTACAAAAACTGAATTTAGATAATCAAATGTAATCAATTTATTTTAATTGTTGTCCTTACTGTTTTGTAATGCCTCATACATTTGAAACTCTATATCTAATTCATCATTTAAACGTTGCCTAACAAGGTTTACAAACCATTGCTTACTTATTAGGTAATTAAATATTTTTTGTTTCATCGTTATTTTGTTTTAGCTTGTTAAATTTCCGTTACTCAATCGCAACAGTTCATACACCAGTCATTATAAACAATAAAACTACTTTAGTTTTTTAACCCAAGTGTCTGCGTTCATAATCATTTTCCCTTTCCATTCTATACTTTGGTCGTAGGTAAACATTACAGTCATTTCAAGTATAAATAATATTATCGCCATAATAAAAGCTATTGCTAAGAATGGCAAGTAAAAAAGTCCTGTGAGTAATTTGAAGATTGTTTTCATTTTATCCGTTTTAAAGTTAATAACACTGTTTATATTTCATTTTCGTACCTCAAACGGCACATACACTAGTCATTAGCAAACATTAATGCATTTCGTTTTCATTAGTTGCTCCATCTTTAAATCCCTTGTCATAAGCATTGTCCATATCCTTTTCGGTGTAACATTTGCTAACATCGTCTATATTTAATTTTTTAACTTGCTCTAATCGTTTTATAACTTCATCATACATTTTTACATCGTGTTCGTAACCATCATCAAATTGATATATTTTCTTTTGGTGTTTAACCCACTCTATTACTTCGTTATTATTAATCATCTTTGTAGTTATTTATTCGTTAAAAATCTAAACATAGTCTTTGCCATTAGCTACAATAAGCTAATTTCGTGCTTTACATTTTTCCAATACTTATGATTGAGTCTATCACTATCATAGATATTAGGGTTGTCATTTAATATTTCATCAACGCAAATAATAGCAAATGTTTTACCTTTTTCCCTCTGCTCTTTTAGTTCTTCATCTGTCATATCAAATACAGATTTAGTAATAAATTTATTTGCTAATTCGTTTGCTTTTTTACTTGCTTCCATTCCGCTAATGTCAACACCTCTTTGTCGGCATATCCAAATAGGTTCGTAATCTCCAACCCATTCATCTCTACTATACATTTCTTTCCATCCTATTATTTTATTTTTGTTTTTAGTTTATCACATTTATAACAGTCTTCGCCTACATCACCATATAAGCAAATACTTTTTTACTTGTCCCTTGTATTATCTTCACTATAATACCATCACCTAAAAACTCATCATTTATTTTTTGTCCAACCCGTAATTTATCCATTGTATAACATTGTTTAAAATTCATTAAAACGAAATTTTACACTTATCATTAGGTTTAATTCTTTTTAGTCCAA